ACCCGTTCAGCGGCTTTTTTCTTGATTTCATCATCCTTGCCGATAACCTCGGATGAAACCAGATCCTTGTTACGCAACAACTCCAGACTTGCCTTGTCGCCAAAGATCACGGCAGCCTGCAGCAGGGAGGGATCCTTGTAGTTCGATGCCCCTTCCCAGGGAGTCGAACGCGAACTCCATTCCCGTTTTATCAATTCATTGCCTTCCTCGACATCCTTCATCCAGTCGGACATGGACTCACTGTCGCGTTTGTAGTTTTCCGCGACCTGCCGGCCCAGGGAGGTCAGAACCTCATCATCAAGACTCTCGGCAATGTTGATTGTACCGATATAATCCAGAAGTGTTTCAATGCTCATCCATAACCACCCGCAGCAAATTGGTGCACATTCAGGTATTCGTCATCCATTTCCTCTTCCTTACCAAAGTTTCCAAGGAATTCCAAGGCAAGGTACTGTTCCGCATCGGCGGCATGGGAATAGGCGTTCTTGTCCGGCTTTTCCCGCCATTTCTCGCCTGAACGCACCTTTCGATAGGAATATGCCCCCTGCTTGCCCTTCCGCAGGGTCTTGCACATATGGTTCAGAAGGTAGCCCGGTTCACCACCGGCAACCATTTTCAGCAGAAACTGATTGACGGCATCAATTCTCCGGGTCGGATCGTTTGTCTTCGCCGGTTCTGTTACAAAACCCAGATCAAGCGGTTCTTCAGTATCATATTCATCATTCAGAATACCGATAGCTGACTTGCCTTCTCCCTCACCTCTCGCATTTCCCGATGGATCACCCACCGAAAAGGCAATCTCGAAGTCGGAAAAGTAACGCTGCAGAAACGGCTTGACCTCATCGCGGGCAAAGTCACGGACATTGTTGTCATCCGTCACAATCTCGGCAATGACCTTCAACTGCCCGCTGGATGTCATCTGGCCAATGACACAGGCCGGTGTCATGCCAAAATCCCAGGCAATCCCGATTGGAAGGCCACGGGTGGCACGAACCCCCTTCTTCGGACAGTGAATCATATCATTGTAGACCGGATAAACCGGCTTTCCGTCATACAGGGCACCATAATTGCCCAGAATCATGACATTGATATGTTCCTGCGTATTGCCTGCCAGCATATCCATATAATATTTATGGCCACCGGGGAGATTGTCGATATTCTCCGCATCGGGATTCGGAACATAACCATCCGCAACCCTCAGCAATGCCGGAGGACCACGGAAAAAATCAAAGACACGCTCAACCTCCCCGCGATCAAAATCAGGATTCCTGGATGTCCTCAGACATCCCTCCTCAGCCAACTGATACCACCAATGGTCATCATCAGGCGGGTTCGTATCCATAATGACAGAGGGATACTTGCAAGGCTGCAGATTGCCGTCCCCGTCCCTCGGCCCCCTGTATGTTCCGATATCTCCATAACCATCAATCCGGCCAGGATACCGCCCCACACGCTCACGACAGGCCTTCAACACGCTGAACGGCAATTCCCGGGCCTCGTTGATAAACGCCCAGGAACATTCCAGAGACAAAAGCTTCTTGACGTCCTGATCATTGTCAAGAGCCAGAAACAGCACCTCCATGTCAATCCGCGTTCCGTCACTCAATGGCTGCTGCATCCGCGCCGTAATGACAGGATGCATCACAACCGGACAGATATTCTCCGGCATCCATTGCTTCCACGTCTTCAATGTCGTTGTGCGCAGTTCAGGACCGGTGTTGCGGATAATGACACCCCGCGATTTCCGTATCCCGTCCCTGTTCGGATGCTGATCCAGTGAAAGCCGCAACGCCTCCTGAATGCAGGCAACCGACTTGCCATTTCCCACAGGACCCAGAAATCCACGGACCGGCTTGCGGCTCGCATGAAGCAGTCTGGCCGTTGGATGGGCCTCATATGTGATCGTGGTCATCTATAACTTCATGTCATCAAATATGGAATCCTTGACAACCTCCAGAAGCGCCAGTGCCTCACTGGTTTTCAAATCAGGATGCATATAGGTTGTATTGTACAGATCACCGTTATCATCCAGAAGGATAACCATACTTTTCGTCCAGTTGTTTTCCACAGCTATTCTACGAATATCATCCAGCAGTTCATCAATCTGTTCCTTTTTGTTTTTTTTGTCAAAAACCACAACATTATCTTCAGACAATTCAATTCTCCTGTTTTTGCGTTAAACATGCATCAAGTATACCAGTCTTGACAACCTCCAGAAGTCCCAGCAACTCACTGTATTTAAAATCAGGATGCATACAGATTATATTGTACAGATCATCAGAATCATCCAGCAGAAGAACCATACTCTTCGTCCAGTTATTCTTCATGGCGACTTCACGAGTCTTATCCAACAAGTCATCAACCTGTTTCTTCCTGCTGTTTTTCTTCAAGAACCACAACATTATCTTCAGACAATTCAATTCTCCTGTTTCATGTATTGAACCTACAGAGCTTCTTCCTTCAGAACATCTTCTTTCCTGACAAACTCTCCACCCAGCCACCATTCCTTTCTGTCATTCGTGACAACAGCAGGACCAGTGGCACGATGACATTTACCCTTGAAAAACCATTTCCTGATATTCCGGTCACCGTCAATGAACGCCGGACCATCTTCCCGGTGACGCTTGCCATTTACCCAATATTCCCTGCTTTCATCCCGAACAACAGCAGGCCCATCCTCTCGGTGCAATTTACCATTCCTGTAGTAAAGCTGGCAAATGTCGTAAATATCAACTGCCGGGCCATCTTCCCGATGCAGTTTGCCGTTCAGATACCATTCCTCATAATCACGACCGACATAAGCTGGCCCGGTCTCACAATGAAACTGCCCCTTGTCGTTATATTTTTCAGTCCGATGCATTTTTCTATTCCTTCTGTTTTTCACCATAATTCATGACAAGATTGATACCTATACCCTCGCCCTGAATCTCGTTGACCTGTGTATCCTTCATACCCATCCGGGTCTTTTCCCACCAGATCATCGCAGTTGTATTGCCTTCCAGCGCCTTCTCATAAAGAGCCCCGGATACAGAAACATTCGCATTCGCACGTCCATCCGCAAGCTCTTCCCTGAAATGCTTCCTCAGAGTGTCAACCGAAACACCTTTCCGTGTTCTGGGATTTATAACCAGACGGGCAATCTGATCCTCCGGAAGCCCAAGACCCGAAGCCTGTGTGACAGTCTTTCTATCCTGTTCAGAAGGTTTGTACGGCATTCCCTGCTTTCATTCCAACAATCAACATTTCAGATATATAAACCAAAATCAAAAAAATGGAAAAAAAAATTTTGGAAAATCGAAAAAAACGAAAAATCGGGGAAGGGCTGGACGTGGGGCCCCCTCCTTTTCATCTTGATTTCTGCGCGCGGGGGGTGCCCCCTCATCGCTGTCATTGCCTTTCATTTTCTCATACTGATATCACTGTTGTCATCTCTATCACTGATATCATTGATCCTATCGCTGTCGGCAGCCGGCGGATCGGATTCGCCGATCCTAATTCTTCCCATTCTTCCCGGGGTACCTAATATTCCTGAAAAAATGGGGAACATAGGGTGAACATGCAAAACGGAAAGAGGGTCAGGGAGGAATTATATATTATATATATTATATATACTATCCTATTGTTTTCATTAACCTTTTTCCCACTCGAATTCTTCCCTGAGGGTATGGTAAAACTGGGAAGAATCTGTTCCTGTTTCGCGAACACCGCCGGGAAGAATCTATTCCTCAGGGAAGAATTTGTTCGCGTTATGCATACACCACAGACCGATTTGTCTGGAAGCCAATCCGATAATGAATTACAAAAAATCACTCAACCAAAACGGAGAATTATAATGAGCACCAAATACACATACGTCGGAAACCTCAGAATCAGTAACAGGGTGCTGGAGAAATTTGTTCCCAGCCACGGATTCACCGTCCAGCCCCGCGAGACAATCATCAGATACCTGCGCGAGCACGGACCAGTCACAAAAGAACAGATGCTCAAATATTTTCAGCACGTGATGAATGCTGACGATATCAACCCCGCACTGGACGGACTCAAAAACGACGGACTCGCCGACAGCTACAGACAGCCAACACGAACAAAACCAACTACGATCTGGCGCCTGACAACCAAAAACGGAGAACTGTAATGTGTAATAAATACACACACATCGGAAACCTCAGAATAACCGCACGCAGAGTCGAGGAATTCATCCCGGACAGGGGATTCGTCCTCAATCCACGGAAAACAATCAGCAGATATCTCCGCCAGCACGGCCCAGTCACAAAAACCGAGATGCTGCGGTATTTTCAGAACGTGCTCGATCTGGACCTCAACGATATTGACCGCGCACTGGCCGAACTCAAAAACGACCGGATCGCCACGAGCTACAGACAGTCGACGCGCACCAAACCAACGACGGTCTGGGACGTGGTGAGCGGGTCGGACGAATGGGAGATTGGGGTATCATAGTACCTTTAGGAATCGAAATCCCCCGGAATAATCAATCATTACAATGGGTTGTAAAAATGTGGTTCCGGGGGGTGTACATACCCCTATTAATAGGGTAATCTAACCCTAATAACCACAGCAAACAGGAGAAATTGAAATGAGCTACGTACCACACCCGAATTCCACAATCGCGGAAATGCGGCAAAATCTATCGCAAACGTCGCCGGCGGGGTGCGATTTTCTGCCTGGCCAGCGTGTTTATTACCGCAATCCCCGCACTGGCTGTATTTTCGGGCCGTACGAGGTGTTGGGTTATAACAGATCGGGACGTGTCTATATCAACTCCTCGTCCCGACATTACCCCAACGAGGCCACCGATCTGATTGGGGATGTTCCGGCAGATTATCCTCATACGATTAACGTCTGCTAGAGTCGAAACCCGGCCTGTGTGGTCGGGTCGCAGGAGTTGGCTATCCTGCCTGACGAGACAGCCAGAAACAGGAGACTGAAAAATGAAAACGTACAGAAACGATGCTGGCCAGTTGCACCGTACGGACGGCCCGGCGGTTATCAGCGGCGATTATGAGGGATGGCATTTCAACGGCAAACTCCACCGTGAGGACGGCCCCGCCATTACCCACGGCGAGCGGCAGGAATGGTGGGTTAACGGCCGGCGTCATCGCAACGACGGACCGGCGGTTATCACTCCCAATCTTCAGGCCTGGTTTCTCAACGGCGAGCGTCACCGCGACGATGGGCCAGCGTTTATCGACGGGGATTTTCAGGCGTGGTGGGTCAACGGCGAATTGCACCGCGAGGATGCGCCCGCAGTTATCAACGGTGAGCGTGAGGAATACTGGGTCAACGGCGAGTGGCTGTAAACCGACCGCAGAAACTGGCTGTCCTGCCTGACGGGGCAGCCACAGCAAACAGGATACTGAAAAATGAAAACGGAACACAGAAACGACGCTGGCCAGTTGCA